CCTTCTATATTAGCCAATAACAATTCTATTTCACTTAAATTTATCGGTTGATTAAATAACCAGTTATTTATATTAAAATATTCTTTTAAACTTTCTATACAATCCACCAATAATTCACTTCTATTATAATCACGATACGCAATCACTTCAAAATCTACACCGATGTTTATAATAAAACCATCTAATATATTCAGTCCGTCCGTCAACATTTTATATTCGGACAGATATGTTTTTAAGTTTTCTTTTAGTGCGGTATTACTACCCAGTTGAACTAACTTTTCTGTATCATTATATCCTAAAATATATAAATTTACAGCGAATGGATTGTTCTTTTCTTTTATATTACTTTCTTTTCCAACTAAAAAATTTTTTAATTCTGTTTTAATTTCTTCTTCTGTAATTTCTTCACTATCTTGTCTTTTTGTGAAGTTCATTACTATGTCTGTGAACTCATTTAAGGTGTCTGGTGAAGATAAAATTGATGAAGGTGAGTTGTTATCCAAACTCCCATCAGATGTTGCATATACCTTTGCAATTGAGCCATATTTGGGTGGCATTGCCAATGTTCTTATTGTATAATCCTTTTTTGTCACGGCTCGATTTTGAGCTCCAAAATTAGCCAATGCATTCTGTCTGATTTCTTCAATATCTTCACCATCACGACCACCAACTGCGGGAACTTCATTATCTACTGCCAATGTTCTTCTTACAGAATTATATATAGCTAAATCAGCCGCACTGAATAATTCCACATCATCATCGAAATCCGTTCCACGTATTTTTGTAATCATGCCCTTTCTTACGTTTGTATCCACACCACCACCCGTAATATATTTAACTGTTAATGTGGTATTTGAAGGAGAAACACCATAAGTGCGAGTTTGTAAGAAATTCGTTGGATCGAATGATGCTTCTAATCTACTTATAGAATTTGGTAATCCTAATCCCACATTTTTAAGATTCGGGACAACCGTTTCATCATTCGCACTTGGATCTGCTATACCAAACTGTAATGTAGTTGTCCTGTCTGGATTAATTCGGTGAACAAACCGCTTTGGTGTTTTAATCGTCTTTAATATATATGGAGTTGTATCTTTAAATTGATACAATTCGGGTTCATTTTGTTCTGTATTTGGATAATCAATAAACACCATTTCCTGACCAAGATATGGAACTTCATAATACCGTCGTCCATCAGCGTCACGTACATCAACGATTTCAATTACATTTGTACTTCCAATATTAGCCGTTCTAAAAGGTTCATAAGAACCAAAATTAAATTCAGTTGTTTTTAATTCACCTGATATAGCCTTTATATATTTTTTAACAAGATAAAATTCAGGATCTCCGTTCTCATCTGTTTGATATAGTGTAATTTCTCTATCACGTTTGTCCGAAAAATCAACGACATCACGTGTAATAAAAGGAATTCCCGTTTCACTTTCTAATTGCATACCTTCTTTTATGCGCAAAAGGAACTTTTCATCTACTTCTCCATTAGCCAAAGCAGGGACAAGTTGATAAACGGACACCGTAACAACCGATGGTGATGTTACCTTTGGTTTATATCCAAGATATTGTGCCAATGCTATAACATTATTAATATCTTCTGCATGAACCATTAGAGATTCCTTCAATGTATCATCAATATAATATGATAACGAATCTCCAATATACGAAGCCATTTCAATGAAAAGCATACCAGGTGATGCTTCATTAAAATCAGAATAGGTCTTTGGAAAATATGTCTTTGTAAATTCAATAAGGTTATCTCTGAATTGATTAAAATCTTTATTAAGATACTTTATATTTTTTCCACGATACCTAAAATCTTTATTTATGTTTGTTATAGCCATATCATTAACTTTCTACTGTAAATGTAACCTGGTTTAAGTTTATATCTTGTCCAACTTTGAAACTTACTGAAATATTTACTTTGTTTCTATCCTTTAATTCATCACTCATATCAACTACAATCTCTTCAATGTTGATATATGGCATCCACATTTCAATACTATCGTTAATTACATCTTCTATTTTAGTTTCCAATTCATCATCTAATTGATCAAACACCAAATCGGTTAATGGGCAACCAAAATCAGGATGTAACACACGTTCACCACGCTTGGTCAATAACAAGTTTTTAAGGTTACTCTTAACCTGTTCCATTGTATTATATGTTTGTGCAAACGTAGCCTTATCAAACTGTAATGGTAATGACAATCCAATGGCATAATCATTATATGCATCAGTATCTTTTACATTTCGTTGTCCAAGTTCTATTGCCATCTTCGTTTACCTTCTTCCCCTTTTATCCATTGCCTTAACCAATTGTGTGTAATCCCTATTCAATGCCTTGTCTAAGTTTTCATCGCCTGTATTTACACCCAATCCAGTACGTTGCTGTGAACCCATTCCACCTTGATCTGCTATTTTTCTTTGTGCTACTGTATGCACATCACTTTGGTCAAAATTCATTGTCCTAAATCCGTCATCACCGCCACTACGTTGTTTTGAATTAAAGGGTTCGGTTTGTGACAATACTTCATTTAAAACTGGATTTTTAGAATATTGTTTCGTTTCCTTTATAGGATTTTCACTAACAACATCTTCATCTAAAAAACTTTTTTGTCGTGGCATCGAAGTTTCGTTTTCAACAACACTTGGTTGCGACAACTCATTTAACGACCGCTGCACTTCCTTCTTAACCGTTTCTTTGATTAATTTAGGTAAAATAACTTTAAGCTCTTCTCTAATTAAGATTTGAATTGCCTTTGTCAACTTTTCAGTATCCATAATTTTTGCCTTTTACTTATAAATATAAGAAAAACAAAAAACATCAAAAAATTAGTCTAATTAAACAACATAACCATTCCAAGGTATAACTCCAGGGCCTGGTACCGCTCCTGTGGGAGATGGATATAGTGATATTGTATTTATAATACCACTTATTGTTGTAAGGTGAGTTGTTGCTGCGGTTATAAATAAATCAAGAAAAAGATGAGTAGAATTTGTAGGTATTGTGGGTGGAAATGTTGGCCAAGTACCATATATTATCACATCATTCGATGTGGTTGCCACATTAGCAACCGAACCAGGTGCGGGTATAATTGGTATAGGAAATAATTGTAACGATGCACCCGTCCAATATGATATTATCCCCGTTTGTATTTGATTTATTAAGGAAAAAGAAGAATCCGAATTTAATCCCATTTTAAATGCGGCTTGAAATGCTTGTATAAGTGAAGGTAAATTGCCATTTAGAAGTGAAACACCGTGCAAGCTATCTCTACCACGTCTTATAGCTAAATCATATTCGATTGCATATAGATTTGCAAGCTGGTCAATACTTCTTATAGATTTTGGATTGTCCGCATACGTTAATATATTATTTTTGAATATTTCCCAAGACATTATGATGTTTTATTTTGCTTGCTTAACATTGTCCGTAATCGAGATTTAATTACATCAAATTGTGGGCGATTATTTGGCCCCATTGCCGTTGGCCCCGCTGGGGTGGAAAATATTTGCTGATTAATAGCATCTATAATATCTTCCATTAATGATAATAAAGTATCACCAAGTACAATAGGTTCTAAATTTTTATTTCCTAAATGGATTTTTCCATTTTCTGTATGTATAAATATATTATTACTATTAGTATAAGTATTGATGTCCGCACCTAATCTCGCTTCAATACCACCTTTATTATCTATCGAAAGTGTTCCATCCGAAATAAATCCATAATTCTTTTTAGAATAGATTATTAATTCTTCTTTTTTTGCGGACAAAATAACTCTATCAGAATTAAGTAGTATTTGATTTCCTTTTAACTCTGTTGGATAATTCGTAAACGAATTTGGCTTTGTTTCAAAATCACTATTTCCGCCTTCGGACACCGTACCTGGTAAAAATTTCAAATCATATTTATTTGAGCTTAATATAACTATGCTACCATCACGATTTACATCTTCTTCTACTGAAACACCTTCTGTTTTATTTTTATTTAAACTACTTTCCCTGTTTCTAATTATTATTGTGGGTGATAATTTATTATTTGTGTTATTATATCCTGAAAATCGGATACTTTGTCCAAATCTGGACTGCATTAACATATCACCTTCGTATAATTTAAGAGTGTGGATATCAAAATCAGGTTCAAAATAATCACCAAGACCAGTAAAATTACTTAAATCATCTACTACACTTCTTACTATTCCTGTTTGTGCTACCTTTGAATAGTTTTTAGAAAAGTAATTACCCGTTCTATCTCTTTTTGTCCCTCTTTCAATTGAATCATCTACTGAAGATATGTTTGGGAATGGAGAAGCAGACACTACTTCGTAAAAATAACCACCACCTTCGGCTGTTGTTATTTTTACACGTTCGTTTTTTATAGGTAATCTATTGTATCCGAAATTTTTAGGGAGTGCAAAGGGTAAGTCTTCTTGTGGTTTGTTTTGTTCTGTATATAAACGGAAAACTATTGCACCAACAAACCTTGATTTTTCTTCTTCTGGTATGTTATAATCATCCAATATACTATCATC